TCTAGCTTCTCCAAGATCTTTAAATCGGCTTACCGCTTCAGCAAACTGTTTTTCGTAAAGCTGAATTATATCGGGTTCACCTTTCATGTAAATATACGCTTCGTATAGCGATCCGTAAAGCAGGGCGTTAGGAGCGTTAGTGCTTAGCCATGTCGTGCCGCTATCTGCTCCCGCAGTGAGTGATGCGGGTCTATAAAAATAATGAAACTCACAGACGTAATTAGCATCCGGCGTTGGACCTAAAATCATATTATTAATATCAAAACGAGCATAATATCTTGGCGTTCCCGTCGTAGCAGAATTAGGATTAAACTCCTGAATAAAGTTGACATCTTTCTGAAGCAGAAATTCTTTGTTGTTGCTGTTTGTAACCGACAAAGAAAAGGACGCTAAAAAATCTGAAGGTAACGCTAAAAAAGGATCGTTTACTGTTAGCGCACTTTGTGCATTCTTACGAAAATATTCTAAATCAACTAGATAAAACAGTCGGTCCTCGGCGGCACGAATGAAGTCATCTAAATTCGACACGAAAGTAGTTTCAGTATTATCCGTGTACTCTTGTATGGCGGTTTTTAATTGTGCAAAGGTGTAAGCCATCTAATTTTCCTACACTATAGTTATGTTCCCAACCATACCGGAGTGGTTGGTACATTGATAAACAAGAGATGTGTCGCTTGGCTCATGCGGAACGATAAACTGCGTCAAGCCAGTGGTGGAGTTATAATTTTCTGTCACACCAGTTGTAAAAGCAGATCCACCATTAGATGTCCTGATTTGCAGTGGATGACTGCTAACGTAAGACGAGTTGTCGATTAAATATGTATGACCTTTGTAAAAGGTAAAGTTAGGATTATTACCAGCGGTAGCACCCGGGCCAGAAAAAGTGTAGGCAGAACCCGTAGCTGCTGTGGTTGTGTATTTGGTTATGGGGCCGCTTACTTCGTCACTTAAACGTAGCCAAGCTCCGCCGTGGGCAAAATACATCGCTCCGAGCGCATGAACATGAGCAATAGCTCCGTGGTATGTTGAAGCACTAGGCAAATCACTGAAAGCTGCGTAGTAGAAAACAATTTTGTTTGCGCCAGAGCTAACATCAAAGAGACCATTAGCATCTATGATATCGGTAAGGACGCTGCTACTATTTCCTAACGCAGCGTAAATTTCGTTAAAATTATCGTTTATCTTGTCAGCGCCAGCACGGAGAGTGTCTCCAGAGCCGTCGTTAGCGCTTGACCCTATCCCTACTGTTTGCTTTGCCATTTAACCCTCGTCAAAAGTTTTGGTGCTTGAATCCAGCGTAATGCTGGATGAATCAAATCTCGTTGCTAAGGATCCTGCTGTTTCTGCCCCGACAGTTGCATTTTCACCTCCCCCGCGTTGACCACCCGTGGCGGCTGTGCCGGAGGAGGCCGTAAACGTGTAGTTGTCAGCGTCTGTAACTGTGATCGGATAGCCTGAACTTTTTTGAAGAACAGTGCTTGTAAACCCATCAAACCCATTTGCTTTCTTAAAACGAACAATATCGCCCGTGGTCCGACCATGGCTGACTTCCCTCACCGTAATGACTGCACTGCCCAAAGATCCAGAGGTAAAAGAGTCCCTCGGCAAAATTCTTTCTAATGCGGGCTCCGTCCTATCTGGGCGAGCATCAGCAAGAGCTTCCGCATCTGCTCTAACACGAAAAGGCCCAAGCTGGGAATGTTTGGGCTCATATTCATCTTTACCTACGAGAAGCCCGTTCCACTCCCGACGCATGTCACGATACCGATACCGCAACCCAGATCGATCAGAAATGGCATAAGAGTTTTTCCCCGTAGCAAACCTAGACATCAGTTCACCCTGAAATACTGATAGTTTGGCACGACATTATAGGATGCCCGATCTCGGTCTTCCGTCATGGCCCGCTCAAACTCTTCTTCATACACCGCTTTCAAGAGCTGAATACGGTCTGGAGCTCGCTTCATAGAGATATAGTAAGCTAATCCTGCGGCAAGACAGGGATAGAAACGAAAAGGGACCTCTACAGTATTAGTGACAGAATCTGCATCATCCATACGGGTCAAAGCGTTGTAATGAATGACATCCGTGCTATTTTCGGGAGTAGGCCATAATTTCAAAGAAGGAGTGATCTGTCGATCTAAGAAAAACTGAGCAGGACGACCTTTTGTAGTTTTTGTAGGAATATTCTGATAAGCATCCCGACTGATACGCTCCAGCGCAAAGTCTGTGCTGCTACGGCGAACAACAGCAGACAAGATGTCAATCACATCAGTTCCCAACGAATAAGCAGAGGTGCCCTCCGTAACAGTTTGTGTGCGCTCTGTAATAGTCCATTGATTTAAACCACGATTGGCCCACTCGGCCAACATCAGATTTAAAGACCGCCGCGCTGTTCTGAGGTCGTAACCCGTGCGAACCTCAAGCCCGCATCGCTCAAAAGCCTCTTCGACATAATCAGCAACGTCTAACTCAAAATTTGTGCTACCCGAAGTTGCCATCACTTTTTCTCCGCATACAGATTATCAAAAATCTGATTTACGTCCATGGTATAGTCTAAATCCGATTTTGAATAGTGTATGTGTTGAGACGGTAGAAAGTCAGGTGGACCATCCCCTGTTTCAAACCAAGCAGGGTGTGTTACTCGCACTCGGTTGTTGGGCAGAGCAACGATGTTCCCCGTATAAGGACCGGCATCCAAAAGCTCTAAAACGTGGCTTTGCTTGTGCTGTGCAGGATCATCCGCAATTTCGCTCTCGGTATAGTCCACGGTAAAATAGTATTTAGCTGGGTAAAACTCAGGACCTATCTTAGCAATCCACGGGCATGGGTGAGCCCGGTCTAAACGATAAACCGCGTGTGTATGGGACATGCAGTCCCAAGGTTGAGCCAAATGGACGGGCATAGGTTCCGGCCATTCTTCAAGGGGCGTGTCTCCAACGAGGGCGGTTATAGGCATTCTTGCCCACATCGCACCCCCGTGAACATTGGGTTGATCCGTTCCGTCGGCCTCACAGCCTGTAAATATCATCTGAAAACTCAGGCAACGACTAGGCATGGTTGTCACTGCAATAGCCATGGCGTGAATAAACTCACCGTGGTAATTCAAATGATTACAGGTGTACTCCTTCCGCACCCAACACTTAAAGTGCGGAATATTACTTTGGAGATATGGCAAGTTACTTTACCTTGCCGCCCTTGGCATAACCCTTCTTCTTCATCATGCCGCCGCCAGCCATCTTGGCGACCTTGCCGCCTTTGGCATAGCCCTTCTTCTTCATACCGACCTTGCCGCCCTTGGCGTAACCCTTCTTCTTCATCATGCCGCCGCCAGCCATCTTGGCGACCTTGCCGCCCTTAGCCATGCCCTTTGGCTTTTTAGGCTTAACTTTGCCTAAAGCTTTACGGCCAGCCGCCGCACCCGCGCCCGCAGCCACTAACGAACCCGGACCTGCTTTTGCGCCGCCCGCTAGTTTTGATCCCACTCTTGCACCGACAAGGCTCGCTGCATACTCGTCCATGGTCATGTATTCTTTAGCCATTTTACGCTCCTACGCTTGACTTACTGAACCCTTAGTTCGTTTCCTGCGGTCAGGCATTACTGCCCCACACCCCCGGGCGACCGCCGTCCCGGCTACTTTTTTGCCCCTGAACGGCCTTTTGGCTTTCGTTTCGTAGCCGACCGCGCCGCCGTTTTTGAGGTTGGTGACTTTCGCTCGCTTGGTGTTTGGGACGACGGTTTTGCCTTTGGCCCCTGCTTTTTTCTTTTTACGAGCTGTCGTAGCGCGTTCAGCCTTTGAGAGGCTATTAGCTTTAGCTCTTGGAAGGCAACGATCAGGGTTTTTCTTATCTTTTGAAGTACCGCACTTACCTTTGATAGAACCATCACTGCCTATCCTTACCCAATCTTGTTTTACCCACTCTTTAAGCTGACCCATCACTTACCCTTTGATTTTTTAGCGTAATTCGGATCCTTACAATATTTTGATGCGGCCATGTTCGCATAAGCCGACGGATATGTATCAAACGTCCTCTTAGCCCATGCCTTTCCTTTCGGACAAATCTTGCCGCCACTCTTTACTTTTCCGCCTTTTTTCATGCGGACAACCCCGCTTTTGCCCGTTTTACGAACAGGGCAAGCGCCAGATCCAAGATTCACTACACTTCCCATTAGAACACCTTTTGAGCAATGGCCGCTGCAACGATCAGACCAGCAATACCCCACAGCCGTCTATCGAGCTTGTCCAGTTGACTTTGAATATCTGAATACCGACGGTTACACTCGGCTTCGTGCTTTTCCAAAAGCTTTAAAACGTCCTCGGCCTTCATCAACACTTCCACCTTCTACGAGCTTGGCGCAGCCGTGAATTAGGGTTCTTCGCTGCTTTTGGAAACTTTTTCATCTGCCCAGCAGAACGAGCGCAGAAAGACTTTCTACGCTTCGCATCTTTGCTGCCTTTTTTGACCTTACCTGTGACCGCTGTCTTGAGCTTACTTCCGGGGTTAGCCTTTCTGTAAGCCGCAACGCCAGCCTTGGTCATTCCCGCCCCAGCTTTAGTGGGACGGAAATTCTTTTTGTTGCGCGGCGGCATTTTTGCCTTACGCCTAGCCACGTTTCACCTAGTTAAAAAAGAACGTCACTGCTGTGATGTTGGTCAGAGTTCCAACAAAGATGTCGGTTACCCTGATACCTTCAGCAGGAATGTTCACAGAGTGTGTGTCTGAAGCGTTAAAATCTAAGTCAAGGACCGTAGCGCCGCCAGAGCCATCTGTAACGGTGAGCCGTGGAGTTCCAGATGTCGTTTTCAACTGTATCTGCCTGATACGAGCGGGACCAACACCGAGTGAACCTGTGCTGGTAATCCGTTTCGTTTTAACATCAGAGCCCGCCATAGCTTACCCCTTTTTCTTTTTTGCAGCCTTCTTTACAGGCTTTTTACCGCCGTTGAGCTTACCCATGATAAGCCCCTTACGATACAGCAGCAGAGAAAGGAGTGGCTTCAGATCCGGTTGCGGCACCACGAGCGACGACAGAGAACACGTTTGAGGCTACGTCTTGAATTTCAATTGTGCCACCAAGAATCCCGCCAGTGGTCGTACCATTAAGCGTGATTGTGTCGCTTGTTGCGGCAGTTTCAAAAATAGACGCCGTATCCCCGCCGTCATTAGCCACAATCGCCACACCAGCCATCGTGTCGTCGCCATTAGCAACCTGAATGACGTAATTATTTGATGTAATCGTGGTTGATACGAAAAACCTGTAGATGTTGCCTGTTCCGCTAGCCGCAGGAAGAGTTACAGTCGCGCCGCTTGCTACGCCTAAAACCATCGTACGGCCTGCGTTGGCGGCAGAAGTCAGTGTTACGTCAGCAGCTACAGATACAAGAGAGTCCGATCCCGAAATGAAACCGGCAGTAGAGGTCACGGGACCCGAAAAAGTGGTGGAAGCCATATTAGTACCCCTTGCACAAGGTTTCGCTTTGTAGTCCGTGCAATGCCCCCCTTAGATCGGAAGA